ATGCAAGATGTCAAGATTGAAACACAACGTCAAGCAGCCGCACGTGCCTTTGACATTGTTGGTTCAGCAATCTACGGTCATGGTATCCTATACAATGCCGCAGGTGTCTACGCACAGTTTGACTCTACAATTGAGTAATTGATTGCCGGGAGTGAATCACATCCTATGTGATTGAAAGAGGGGTATTATGCCCCTCTTTTTTTATCTCTTGATAAATAAATGCGTAGGAAGGGCATTTCTACAAATCTCCGATATATATTAAATCCTCTTGGGCCTATATAGAAATATGTAGGTCCTTTTTTTTGGATCGCATAAATACAAATGTGAAGAGAAGGACTCATCACATACAATTTACCCTTTGGTAGGACTTAAGGAGGCCCACATGGCTTTTGCAACGATTTCCGATATTCAGGATTATGAACCTGATATCCTTAACTACGGATTACCCGACTTTGATGATGCCCTTACCAAGGCACAAGCAGACGTCGAAAGGTACCTCCGCATTCACTGGTGGCCCACAGCCCAGACTGGACGTTATGACATTACTGTCTTAAACTACCGTTATGCTGAAATGGATGCCACACTACTAACAGATAGTCAGTTAACGAGAGCAACAGTCTACCACGCCCTGGGATATTATATTTTCCCACGCCTATCAAAGTTCGAACCTAACTTGGATGTATTCCAAATTAAGTATGATTATTACAAGAAAATGTTTGCAGAAGAAATAGATCTTGTAATACGTGATGGAGTTGAGTATGATGTTAACAACGACAACTCAGTTGACAACTCAGAAAAGGTTCCAAACTATTTCGGTCGTCTGAAGAGGTAAGCCATGAGTTTACGTGAAGACTTTGCCGTCAACATAGTTAATGTGTTGAAAGACATGACGGATCCCAAGCCTGTGCTTGTGACACGTGAACCTTTCGATGTAGAAAAACTAGCCATAACCCAATTCCCCGCCATATTAATCAGCACTGGTAATGAAACCCGTCAAGACATAACCATGGGTATTCAAAGACAGGGCACAATACAATATACCATTAGAGCCTTTGTTCGTGGAGGTGGTGTTGCTCTTGATCGTCTCAAGAATGACATCATTGAAAGAATAGAAGAAACTCTTGATTTAGATAGAACAAGAGGCACTAGTAGTAAAAATATGCTTACCCGAGTCACAGCAATTACAGTTCCAGAAAGATTACCTCCTCTGGCTGAAGTTATTATGATTGTAGAAGTAAGATACGTTTATAACAAAGGAACTAATTAATGACAATACAAATTACAAAAGATGGTGTGGTGGAAACAATCAAGCCACGTTATCTAAACAGGTTTTTGGAGCAGGGTTGGACTGAAGTGTCTAACGCCAGTCCAAAAAAGCCCAGCAAGGTAAAAATAACTGCCATTGCTGAGGTTATTGAACAGAATGTTCAACAAGAGCAAGTTGTTCAGGAAGAGGTTCTTCCAACCAACCCGCCAATTAATCAACAAGGAGAATAATTATGGCATCATATGAAGGTAGTAATGGATCAGTTAAGTTGCTCGACGGTACAGGTACATCAGCCGCAGTAGCACAAGTTCGTTCATGGAACATCAGTCAAAGTCGTGACACCGTAGAAGATACATCAATGGGTGATTCATATCGTACACACAAGAAAGGTTTAGCATCTTGGAGTGGCAGTATGGACATTATTTTTGATGACGCAGAAAGTGCTGAAGTTACGGCGGCATTAAACTTAGATACTGACTCAGCCATCACAGCAGAGTTTTTTCCAGACTCAGCAGTAGTGGCAACTAAGTTTATGGGCACAATCATTGTAACTGAATATGCTATAACAGCAAGTTATGACGGTCTTGTAACTGCAAGTGTTTCATTCAGTGGAACAGGCGCATTAAACGTATACAGATAATATTTCTATATGAATTTCAACATTAAGATCGTTGGCGATATGTCATTACAGTCTGTGCAAGCAGCCATAAGGACTATCAAAACCGATCTTATGCCTGAAATCCAAAAAGAAGTAGCCAGTAGAACTCCAATAGATACTGGTCGTGCAAGACGAGGATGGCAACAACGTAGTCAAACAGTGGTAAAGAACGATGTTCCTTACATTGGAAGACTCGAGAAAGGCTATTCTCGTCAAGCACCCAATGGCTTTGTTAATCAAGGGATTAGAGCCGCAGTAACAACAATTTCAAATAAGGTGAAAAAATGAGTCAAGTAAAACTTTCAGCAATTCAAAAAGTACAAGGACATTTTCAAACAAAGTTATCAGCAGAGTTGAAAATGGTAAAGATAGAAGAGTGGGATCTAGATGTCTATTATAGAGATGTCAATACATTACGAACAGAAAGCAAAATCGTAGAACTAGCACAAGCAGGTAAAAGTGTAGAAGCACTTGTACAAACTGTTATCAGCAAGTCATTGGACAAAGATGGTAAGCCATTGTTTAGTCAGTTCGATAAAGATGCTCTCATGAATGACGCCGATCCTACAGTGGTATTAAAATTAAGTAGAGCATTGTCCGGTGGTGACTTGCCTGCTGTGGAAGAAATAGAAAAAAACTAAAAGGGGACTCCGACCTTTGGTTCATGATGTTTTTAGCCAAAGAACTCGGCAAGTCCCTGGAAGAGATTTTAGATATTTCAACACTTGAGTTTCGTATGTGGGCTGCATATTATAGATATGAGAAAGAACGCAACGAGGCTCAACAAAAGTCTATAACAAGGAAGGCAAGACGTGGCTGAAAATATTCAAATTACGATTGAGGCGGTTGATAAGACCTCCCCTGTTCTCGCACAGATATCATCTGGTGTAGGTCAGTTAAATTCAGGTGTTAATGGACTTACTAGAGGATTCAATAGTTTAGAAAGTGCGGTTAGTGCTGTAGGTTTAGCATTAGGTGGCCGAGAGATTTTCAACTTCGTCAACACCATTGAAACTTTAGATAACAAGTTACGATTGGTCACAACCAGTAGTGGTGACCTTGCCAACAAATATCGAGAACTTAATACTCTTGCCAATGAAACACGTCAAGGCATTGCGCCAACTATTGACCTGTATTCAAAGTTAGCCATTGGTACTAAGGACACAGGCCTAGCACACAGTGACCTAGTCACTATTATAGAAGCATTCAACAAGTCATTGGTAATATCAGGTGCAGGCACAGTGGCCGCAGCCGCAGCCACTTACCAGTTCGGTCAAGCCATGGGCTCAGGTCGTTTACAAGGCGATGAACTACGTAGTATGATGGAGAACAATGCCAAGTTCATGGATGTTCTAAAAACTACAACCGGACTGACCACAGCAGAACTACGCAAGTTAGCCAGTGATGGTATGTTGTCAACTAAGATTGTTGCACAGGCATTACAAGATGGTCTAGGTGGATTGAATGAAGAATTTGGTAAGATGCCTAAGACTGTTGGTCAAGCATTTCTCAGTTTAAAAAATGAAATTCAATCCACCGTTCGTGATTTCCTTACTGCCACCGAAGCCAGTTCTTATCTAGTAGATGCCTTTGGAGTTTTAGAACGTAATGTTGTTCCAGTAACTATTGCTCTAGGTGTATTGGCCACAGCATTGGCCATAGGGGCCATTGCTCAAGTAGCAATTTTTGCTTTTGGAGGATTGGCTGCCGCAGCAGGTCTTGCAACTGGGGCTATAACAGCCTTAGGTGGGGCTTTGACACTCTTAGCCAAAACAACATTAGGTCGAGTTGTCAGTCTATTAGGTCTTGCTGGCGTTGCTGTTTATGAGTTTAGTAAAGAAAGTAAAGCCGCAGAAACACCAGTTGCTAAATTGGGCGACACCACAGAAGATCTTGCTGGTGCTGCCAAGAAGGTCAACGGTGTAACTCCTGAGATGAATAAACTCTTAGAGCAAAGTGGAGTACTGGCCAAGGTTAATGAAAATGCATTTTCTAAGTATCTAGACGAAATCAAACAACAGATCAAATACGGTACCATGTTCAGTGACGATCGTAAGAATATGATTGACATTGATAAGGTACTACAAAAGACTGTTGAAGACGGTCGTAAGGTCAACAAAACTTACACAACTGAAGAATTAGATAATATGCGTCAACGAGGCATTGCTGCCTTGGCTCAAAGAGATCTAGTACTAAAGACCACAGCAGAACTAGAAGGTCGTTATAAAGACTACATCAGTTTTATTAAGAGCAATCAAGATAAGGCTCTAAGTGATCAACAACAGTTTGATGAAAAAGTAAAACAGTATACCAGTGATCGTTTAAACTATACAAAAGCAGAAGAAGAAAAAACAGCAGGCTACCTAGATGCTCTACGTGCCAACTACAGTGAACGTTACAAGAAGTTGATTGAATCAACAAATCTTGCCAACATGACTAACACTCAAAAGTATCTTGCAGAAGTTAGCCAGTTAGAAAATGACATTGCCAATCAACGTATTAGCAAAGACCTAGATGTCACAGCAACACGCACAGCCATTGCTAAAAAGTATAATGAAGAATATGTTGCATTGGCCAAGAAAGGTCAAGAGAACATGATGACTGATGTGCAGAACTATGCCAACAAAGTGGCAGAAATCGAAAACGCATATCGCATAGGCATCATTACCAGTGAAGAACAAAAGAATCAAGCCATTACAGGTGCTCGTGCTCAATATGGTCAGAAGTGGGATGACATGGCTAAACAAAGCCGTGATCAAAACGCAACGGCTGAACAAGAATATCTGCGTAAGATGCAAGAGTTTAACGATGCTGCATCATCAGGCTTGATTAAGAGCAAAGAAGACGAAGCCGCAATTTTAAAACGCATTCGTGATGACTATGTCAATACCACAGTATCAAGTTACAGTACCTTATATGGAATGTTAGAAACTAAACTACAAGACATGTTGGGTATCAGTGGGCAGAAATGGAAGTTAATGACTGAAGTTACCAAACTATTTGGTATTGATACCAATGCTATTATTAAAGATACATTTACTTCAGCCATAGGTTATCTATTAGGATTTACCAATCCAGGTGGACAAAACATTACAACCTTAGGTGGTGTAATAGGCAGTATCTTTGGTAGTAGTGGAAAGGCACGCACAGATGTCAGCACATTTGCTTCGGCAAGTGCAAGTGTATTTGGAAGTTTTGGAACAACCGCAACTTCTATATTCAGTGGCTTAGGATCAACCATTGGAAATGTATTCAGTAGTCTTTATAACTTCTTATCTAATAATGTGTTAGACGTATTAGGTGATATCATTTCCAGTGCGGCAACGGCTGTAAGTTCATTGCTTAAAGTAGGCAGTAGTGGTGGTGGTAGTGGCGGAGGCGGGTGGGTTGATGATGTTATTTCAATCGGTTCAGCAATCTGGAGTTTCTTTAGTGATGCACGTATGAAAGAAAATGTGCAGTACAAACAGACATTGCCCAATGGTATAAATCTATATGACTTTAATTATAAAAGCAAATATAAGTTAGGAAATGATACAAAAACAGGTGTACTTGCACAAGAAGTAATAGGGCAGTATCCCAATGCTGTAAATGAAAGTAAATCTGGTATGATGATGGTTGATTATAGTAAACTTCCAATACCAAAAGGACTACTAAAGTTAGCCAAAGGTGGCGTACTTGGTGCTCCAACCTTATTAGGTGGTGGCACGGCCATTGGTGGCGAAGCAGGTCCGGAGGCTGTGTTGCCTTTAGATAGAGGTCCTGATGGTAGGTTAGGTGTTGTCTCAACTGGCGGATCTAATGGAGCAATCAATATTAACTTCACAATCAATGCTGTTGATTCAAGAGGCCTAGATGACTTGTTGTTAAACAAGAAAACGTTAATTACTAATATGGTACGTAGTGCTGTTCAAGAAAGAGGAGTAAGAATATAATGAGTTTTCCTTTAGATTTTAGTTCAATGGAACTAATCAATAATACGCCTACCATGGTGGTAAAAAGTCTCAGTGGTCTTGAGCAACGGGCACAAGTAGGTAGTCAATATTTTAGATTTGTAGGAACTTTGCCGCCATTAAGTGAATCAGAAAGAAGAACCTTATTAGGTTTTATTTTTTCACAAAGAGGAAGTTTTAGTACATTCACTTTGACGTTGCCTGATACTTTAGGTGACGCAAGTACTGGCTATGCTGGCACTGTTACTAACCCAACAGCCAGTGTGGCAGCAACCAGTGTCACTGCCAGTTGTAGCAGTAATACCGCCATATTAGCAGCAGGTGATTTGTTTAAATTTAGTAACCATAATAAAGTCTATGTAGCCACTGCGGCAGCAACAGGGGCGGCTGGCAGTGTAACTATTAGTTTTTTCCCTGCTTTAAGAACAGCACAAACTGGCACCGGCAGTATCACAGTTAACAATGTTGAACCCACTGTAAGAATAGAAACAGACGATCAAACTTTTAGTCTCGGCACTGATTTATTTTCTGGAATGTCTTTAGAATTCATTGAGGTAATAAACTAATGGCAAGAAGTCTTTCAGCAGCACAAATTGCTCTATTGGCCAACAGCAAATACATTGTAGAAGATCTCATTGAGGTCTATGCCAGTGATGGTACTGTGTATTATTGGACAACTGGCCAATTTGAAGTCAGTGTAGATACCAGCACTACTGCTACAGCCCAAACATTTACACCCAGCAATAACATTAGTTTTCTAGCAGATATAGTTGAAAGTTACGAACTAAACAATGGTAATATTAGTCTTCAGTTAACAATACTAGATAACAGCAGTCCCAGCATTGCAGGCAGTCCAGGTGTAATATCTAAACTTGCCACAAACTTTCTAAAGACACGAATAGTTGTAAACAAGATGTTTCGAGATAGCACCACGTTCGTTGCAGATAGCACCAATTTAATACAAGTTTACGACGGTAACGTCACCGAGTTCAATATCGAAACAGATGAGTCGGTTCAAACTGTAACATTACAATGTCAAAGTGTTTTTAACTCTTTTGAAAAAGTTAGATCACGTATGAATACAGATTTACAGCCACAATACGGCGGCACAATTTATTGGGGAAGTATAAATGTCAGTTAAACCGTTTTTTAATGATTACCTAACTGATCTTGCACTTAGTGAGGATCAAGCCAAGTTTGTAGGCATTGAAGTTAACCCTAGTGAAAGTCAATCTAGTATTCCTGTTGTTTACGGATTTAGAAGGGTAGAACCTGTTAGATTGTTTGCCAGTGCATTACCCACAAACACCAATCAACTAATTTGTATCTATGCTCTCAGTGAGGGCTATTGCCGTGGCATTGATAAAATTTATCTAGATGGCAATGACATAGGTGTAAACAGTAGTCAACTACAACACAGAACTATTGTAGATGTAGGATCCGGAATTTATGCCGGAGTCCTTAGTGTGGAGTTTATAGATGGTAGAGATGGAACTAGTGCTACTAATACAGCCAATGCGGGACCTAGCACACTGGTTAGCCGTGACCTTAGTGTTAACTTACCTTACACAAATTTAAGTTACCTTGTTTGTAAGTTTACCTATTCAGAAGGTGGACCTTATAAACAGTTACCCAAAGTAAGTGCGGATCTATTTGGTCGTTACATTGTAGATAGCATAACATCGTCTGGACCTCCACCAACATTTAGTTACACTTGGAATGCTAACCCTGCTAGTGTGTTACTTGATATAATGACTAACACCGTGTATGGTGCAGGAATTAGTCCATCAAAAATAGACACTACCAGTTTCGGTTATTTGAGAAACTTCTTTGTGTCCAACTATCCTGCAAAGTATCAACCACAGGCACCACTGTTTCAGACTAACTGGATTATGGATACTAGTGAAACCTTGTTAGAAAATATAAAACTATTGGTAGAAACTTATCAAATGGTATTGACCTATATCAACGGCAAGTATTTCTTTAATCTAGAACAATATCCTATCGGTACTGGTTTAATCTTCAACAGTGATACTATCATTGGTGGTATCACAGTACAATATCCAAATCAAAGCAACAAGTTGAATAGATGCACTGTGGAATACATTGACCCTGCTATTAACTTTCAAACAAACTCAATTACTTGGCCAGATAATGCTGCCACCTATGCCACTTACCTTAGCAATGATGCTGATATCCCATTAGAAAGACGTATAACCAGTAATATGATTACTCGCAGAACAGAAGCAGGCGATCTAGCCCAAATGACTGTGAGAAGAAGTAGAGATCAACTTTATTATACATTCCGTGCTACCAAAGAAGCATATCGTGTTCGTGTAGGTGATACTATTCAAATTCAGTTGGATTATCCCAGCATTAACCAAGAAGTCATTGTGACCAAAATGACCATGTTGAATGATTTTACATTCGAGATGGAATGTGCCTATTGGTCAAGTGGTTTTTATAGTTTGTCCTTTGGCTCAAACTATCCTAGTAGCAATTACCTACGTCCGTTAGTGCCAGGTACCATTGGCATTCAACCTGCACCTCAACCTGCGCCGCAGCCTGCTCCTCCACCTGCTCCAACTTTTGTTATTACCAGCAGTAATGAACAGGTCAATGAAGGACAAACTTTTACCATTACAATAACCTCCAGTACTTCAAGTAGTCAACAAGTAGATTACCAAATTAGTGGTGTAAGCAGTGCTGATATAAACAATGCCAGTTTAGCAGGATCATTAACCTTTAGTGGTACTACCTGTTCCTTAACTGTGGTTACTACATTAGATGCCACAACCGAAGGCAATGAAACTTTCTTGTTTACTGCTAGATTAAATGTCACTGGACAACTAATAGGCACAAAAACTGTTACCATTATTGACAGCAGTATAAATCCGCCGCCTGCAAACTATTGGATTACCATTCCCAGTACGCCAGTTCAGTTATATCAGCCAGCCGCAATCAATACAGGCAATTTAAATCCTGATTGGTATCTAGGACCTTTAAACAGCACAAAGACTGCTATAGATACTACCTTTATCAATACAAGTGGTAACTGTGCTGGTGCTGCCACTTATGTAACCACAAGATTCAATACCAGTGGTGCTGCTTGGGCCTCATTGGAACTAAGAATAGATTTAGTAGATAGATTAACCAGTGGACGTAGTGTTAACAAAGAAATCTTTATGGTATACAAAGATGTTACCACTACAACCACAACACCATACGGTTATCAAAGAGTTAAATTTGGTGGTGGTACTGCCAACGGTGAAAGTTACACTTATGATCCTAATAGGCCTCCAGTAACCACTGACATAAGACAAAGTCTTCAAAGAAGTCCCGGTACTACTTACAAAGAACTTATGACCAGCATAGATGGCACACGATTAAGTGGCGGTATGCGATTAGTTCAAACAGCACCCGGAGAATATACTACAGCAACAAATATAAGTGGCAGCAGTGTAACACTTTGCTGGGGCATTGATGCTGGCTGGAGCAAAACCAACGGCTTACGAGCCAATATACCTTATTTTATGGGATGGCTGATTCCCAGTGCCACAGCCAGACTAATCAATGTAAAGTTCTTTCAACTGACAACTGGCAGTACCACAAGCCTAACACAAATTGGTAATAGGACTTTTTCTATGAGTGCTCAAGTTAGCACATTTATTCCTACTGTGTATTTGGCCAGTAGCAGAAATGCCTACAGTCAAGGCACAGGCCTAACGGCTTCATTCTAAGGAAACACAATGACCACAGTAACAGTAACTCAAGGCGTGTTCAATGAAGTGCGTGGTGTTTATGAAAGTACCATGTTGGATGATTGGAGTGACTTAAACAATGCCCCATATCAAACATGGACAAACTGGACCACATGGAACAGCAGTGCAGAAACAATAATTTTACAACTAGATGATGATCAGTTAACTGTAGACACTAGGGCGCCTTTGATATATCTCACCGCAAGGGGCACACAAACAATAGTGTTGAAAATCAGTTCAACTGGTGCTTTTGCCGGAGAAGAAACCACAATCAGTTTTACCTATGATGGCACTAGTCAAACTTACCCTCAAGGTAGATACTATCGTTGGACTGTGACAGTGGCTGCAGATGGCTCAGGATTACCTCCAGAAGTGATTCAAATAAACACTGCCTACAGTCAAGAATATCGCACAGAGTATTTTAAAAGTGTTGACACCAGCACACTGGCAGGCACAATAAGTTCAAGAACAGTGGCCACTACCCTAGGTGGAATCTATGCTGTTCAAATGACTGCAACCAATACAACCACTTGGGTGGATCGATATTATGCCTTGCCAGATTCATTTAGTGTAAGTACAATAGCACCTGTACCAGGCATAGTAAGTAGATCACCCCTGGCAATCTATCTTCAGGATCATATGGGAGTAGCAGTCAATGGTGTGGTGGATATCACCATTACAGGCACTCCAAAAGTATATCACACACTTCAAGGCGTGATCACAATATAAGGACTATATCATGGCATGGGCAACCCTCGCAAACGTAACAACAGATAATTTAAACAGCAGTGCTGACAATCCCAGTTTGGCTCGTGCTGAACTTTATGCTGCTCTAGTAGAACTACAGGCAGTAATATCAGGTAGAGGCACTGCCAACGGTGTGGCCAGTTTGGACAACAGCACCTTAATACCTGCGGCACAGTTGCCCAGCACATTGACCAGTGCCACATCAAGCAACTTGATATTGGCTCCAGATACAGGCCGTGTTGCCATACAAAACATTCTTTACCTAACTCCAAGAACTGTAACTCAGTTAAACGCATTGACCAGTCTAGAAGGAGATGTGGCCTACTGTTCAAATGGTGATGCTGGCAGTCCTTGCCTAGCCGTGTACAATGGCACTGCATGGAAAAGAATAGCATTGGGCACAACCATAAGTGCTACCTAATATGAGATTAATGACTGAAGAAGAACTAAATCTTCTTAAAATAAATGCCTTGGACAAGTTACGTCTGGCCATTATAGGAGCAGTATGGTTACTGATCATCAACAGTTGGTTGATCGTTGGCTTCATTATTTGGAAGTAAGGTCGTGTCCTGAATGTCTGCATGATGCTTACCAAATACGTTGGACCACTGACTACTCTAATGGTCAACCAAAGGGCAAGTACTGGCGGTATCGTTGCCAAGCCCCGGGCTGTGCCACTGTGTGGTGGGATCCCTTAAAAGGCCCCTCAGGTATTTTGGCTAAGGCCGATTAAATACACAAGAGAGTTTTTGAAAGTACTCTTGACCCTGAGGTGGCTGTGGGCCTAAACTCTCACAGCCTACTTCTTTATCGTATAAATAATAATGTGCAGGGCATTCTTCAACTGTGTTCACTGTTGATTCTCTAATATTTGCCATATTAATCTTAAGGCCCTGCACATCCTTTTATTAGATAACGGGCTGTCACCTAATATCTAGTTAGTAACTACGCAAATGGAACTGGGCTAACTGTGCAACGCAGTTAGCCTTTTTCTTTGAGTTCTTCAC